TTGACGGACTGCTTTTCTTCACTTGCAGTTGAAGTGGTGTCCTGTTTTACGTCCTGGACTTCGACTGTTTGCTGTTCGCTCATTTTAACCTCTTTGATTTGAGTAAGAAATTCATTTGCCGATGTTGATCACAATGTCATCTCTTGACCATTTGCTGATATTCTTGTCGAACTGTTTTCCAATTCGTTTATTCACTCTTTCCGTTATCGGCTTTAAAACTTTTGTATTATCAAGCATATCCCATCCACGTTTGATGTTGCCTTTCATCTTTTCAATGTTATATCTCAACATCCCAAGTGATACCTGATCCTTTGATACCTTCTCACGCCGTAGATCATCAAGCATCTTCCCGGTTAATGTGAGATCAGGTTTTGTTGATGTTGATGCCTGTGGAACTCCTCTTGGTGCGGCACTTCTGCTCTTCTTTAATTCTGCATATTGTGGATTGTAACTTCCACCTAAGACTTTTTTATCACGGACACGACGGCGAACTTCATTACCGATAAAGTCACCAATATCTGACCACGTATTAAGTGGAATATCCACGATCCTTTCTGCGTTTAATGGTTTAGGCATTTGCCATCTGTTCCTTGATTGCTGAACCTTTATATTGTTCTTTTGATAAAAATCTTTGTGCCTGATGTCGGCAGTTGAAATGTGTTCCGTTTATAAAAGCACCTGGTAATACTGATTCAAATTCTGCCTGAGTCATTGGTCCAAGTCCCATAAGTTCAAGACATTCGCCACTTGTTCTTTCATCAATCGGACCTTCCCAGATGTATAGTGTATCAGTCGGTGCGTTGTTTGCCATTTCGTTTGTCACACTCCTGGAGAATCTTCTGAGGTTCTCATTCACTAATGCGTTCGCCTGATGTGGCTGGAATCCAATACGTTCCAGTCTTAATGCAAATGCTTCTTCACTCAATCCGCCTATAACACTTTGAAGCATAGTGGACTTGATAGTATTCCCGGCTTCGATCAGTTTTGATTTGACCAGGAAGCTATCAGTTGTCATAAGACTGCGGATCACATCTTCACTGATGTCTGCAAACGCATCCATCTTCTTTAATTCCTGTAAATATCCTGTCATCACTGCTTCCAATTCGCCGTTCAGTTTGAATTCAACCATCACCAGATGTTCAATATCAATATCAGTTAATTCTCTAACGATACGATTACGACTCGCACCGGACTCTTGAAGTTTTCCGTATAATGTGGAGAAATGATCCTGCACCTTACTCCAGGCATCTCCGAATTTCTGTGGATCAAATGCTGCCATTATGCTTGTAGAATGTCAAGTAAAGGTGTTGTGGTTAGTGGAACTGGTGCTTCAACAGGAGGCGGTGCTTCTGCGATCTTCTCTTCTTCCAGTTCTCCCATCTTCATTTTTAATTCTTCATCAGAAATATCATTATTGAAATATCTGATAAGTTCTTTCCGACTCATAAGATTGTTGTCCATCATAAACTGCAGTCTGTCTCTTTCTTCCTGCCACGATCTTGGATAAGATGATTCTGTGAAATCAAGTGTGAGATTCTCAGGCAAAGACTTGGCAGTGTGAGTTTCATATACAATTCGATCAATCTCATATCGACCGTGTTCCCACTCACGCCATAATGGAATATCTGATTCTCTAACCTCTGTATTTTCAGCACTCATAATACGAAGTGCCTCACCACTTGGAGGTGTTCCACCTTCGCCCCAACGTATAGCTAATGAATGATTCTGTGCCACCTGGTTGATCATCAGCTTAATGGATTCAAGGTTGCCACGTATATCTGAATTAGGAGATACATATTCAAACGATGAAGCCGGATCACTTAATAATATCAGTTTGTCAATTCCTGCTTCAATAGTGTCCTGGTCTGTGATACCTTTGGCGATAGGCTGACCAAGATTATATCTGATAGCTAATGCCGTTTCCGTCATGGCTACCGATATTTGAACTGCTGCACGAACCACATCTAAAGCGTTGGACTGATAACAGGCGTGTGATATTGGAATGATACCATATGGATTCACCATTTCCGGATTGCCTGGTACTGCTTTGATCTTTCCGTTTTGTGAGAACATGAAGTGTTGTCCCATCTCACCATCTCTTGACTCTGACCAGAATACAAATTGCCTGTCACTGTTCATGGCCCGTCCGATCTCATATGATACTGCAAACGGTTCTGATTCACCGTTGACATAATACTTCTTCACGTTCGGAAGAATATCATACTCCAGACGTTCTTTGTTGGTGTTCCACTTCGTACGCATGGAAGAATCGCCCATGAGCCACGTCAGTTCTGCCATCTCACGAGTCTTTGTGTTCAGGTGATATGCTATTGCTTTATAATCATCTGACTCCTCACCGTCCAGAAGTCTCAGTGGTGGATTCTTGTATAATAACATTCTTGCCCGTGCAAATCGTGGAACGATGCTTTGTGGAAATGCCGGAACCTGTCTTAGATGTTTTGATCCGCTGAACCATTCATCAATATGCGTGTCCAGGTTGCGGTTGTAATAGAAGTCCAGTGCAGTGTTCCGTTCTGCTATCTCATTATCTTCTTTTAAATAATCAGACCTCTTGAAAGACTTTAATACTGCATCCTTGCCGTATTCCGGTAATACAACCTTGTTCACTGATTCACCGAAGTAATTGTTCACCATTGTTTCACCGTTGCGATACGTTCATGGATCGGAAACAACCAGTTGATTGCATATCCCATTGCATCTGAAGCGTGTGTCTGTTCCGGATCACGCTTATCAATATCACCGTTTCGCCATACGTTTCTTTCCATGTCCATAATAAGATTCGGACAGTTGTGGAATGTGATTCGTTCTTCACGTAATAGACGATTGACTGCGTTCACACGATCACGGACTGGTGGATTCTTTCTTGGTGCTAATACCTGGAATCCTGACTGTCGCATGATGTCGTGATCTGATTGTGATGATGATGTCTTCCGTGCTGATCCTGTACTGTCCGGCATGACCTTGATGCCTGGATACTTCTCCTTCAGTGCTTCTGCCATGTCATACGTGCCTGAGTTCTTCAGTCTTATTTCATCGAACACCGCTATTTCTTTTGAAGTGTATGCAAAGACACAAACTGTATTCGCATCTACGTTGTAATCTTGTCCTGCTGCGATCTCCCATCCTTCCGTTTCACGCTTCATCACGTGCTTATCCCGGTTGAAGTCTTTATATACTCTGCCTTGTGTGAGGTTGACGAACTTGCCGTGAACATACGCATCGATCTGTTCCTGTGAGTATGCAGCTAATAATGAATCCTTGTAGTCCTGCGGAAGATATGGATTGTCCAGTGTGGATGCGGTCACCGTGCCGATGTCTATCTTGTTTGACTGTGACAGTACGTATCCCCATCCAAGTTCCTCCGGTGTGCCTGTTAAAAATATCTCAGACTGTGTTGCATCAGGATGTCGGACTCTTGCAGTCATCTGTTCAAATACTTCACGCTTCTGGATGAAAGGCTCATCAATACCAGCCCAGGCAAGATTAGGACCACGTAAACTATCAGGCTTGTCGCCAGAGCCAATCCAGATAAGACCATCCCAGTTATGGATACGGAACTCGCCTTTGTTCTGATTGAATGTAAAGTCGATGTCACTTCTTCTGAATATCTCCTTTAACGTCAGGATGATCGTCTTCTGTGCCAGTCCGTGCGTTGGACTTACGTACATCCCCGGAAGTGGTTTGTTTATATAGCTTAAGAATATGCTTCTTAACGCCCCGATGTATGTTTTGCCTGAACCGTATCCGCCCACCATGAGACGATACCGGTTTGGTAAATTCCACCATCGGAGTTGATGAGATAGCATCTTGTCTTGCTTGATCTTGAACTTCATTCAATGATGACTTCATCCCGTGTGATCCGTTGTTCAATGTATTCCCGTGACTTCCCATCAGTCCTGTCCAATACTTCCTTGATCGCATTCAGATTACCATGCTCCGCCATCATTAATAGTTTATCCATTATATTTTCACGGCGTGTCTTGTCTTTCTTTGATGTGTCCAGGAGTTCATTTAATATATCTTTTGCTGAGTTTCTTCTTCCGTTTAGGTTTCCGGATTGTCCAGGTTTGAATTGTTTTCCAATATTATTCCCATTTCCGAACTGCCCATTTTTCCGCCTGTTTGCCGTCTGTTCACTCATCGCCCACAATACCAAGAGATACAGGTGTTTCTATGTAGTCAAATAGTTCTTTCACCTTATGTGAATCATTCTCATACACATCGAATTCCAATCTCCAGCAATGTGTCATCTTGAGATTCTTAATTCCCACAAGTTCAGCACTTAATGCAACGCCTTTGTTTTCTTCATCGTTCACGAAATAACCGGCTAAGTCGCTTTATCGCTTTTCTTTTACCGCCCGGTATTGACTAAGTTTTAGCGGTGGAGGCAACGACAGCCTTCACCTTATAGGTTAAAATGTGATGTTTTTGCCTCTTTTCTTGGCATTGCCCCATCTATATGTTACTGATGATCTTTCCAGATTTAGTAATTTTGCAATAGATTTATCTGTTTGATCTGTGAATAATTTATAATACGCCACTTCTCTCTGCTTATCCGTCATCTCATAACACCATGCGAAACCTCTCTTCATCCACAATAGGCGTTCTTCCGCTTTTTCGTGTTGTTCTACCTCTTCAGCGTATTCGTATCCGTTATCCGGGAGATCGTTTAGCATCATCTAACTCTGTGAAGTATTCATCGATCTTTTTATTTATTTGATGATGACTGCCGGTGTTCTTTATATCTCCGAGTAACTTTTCAGCTTTTTGTATTCTCAGATGTAATTCTTTCAGAACTTCTTCGGCTGCTTGAATTCTTCCAGACCTCATCTTGCCACTGGTCTCATATTTGTTTTTGTCCTGCCGACACTTTTCTTTCCCCGGATGTATGGTGTCTTGCAACTTAAACATCTATACACTGGAAATTTATTAGCTGATGTCAGATATACTGATTCCGTTTCTTCCATTTGATAATGTCCGCAGTTTGTACATACATCGTCATCCATCAACACACCGAGATTCGGATGGTTCTTGATATATGGTCTTAGTTTCAAATATACTTCTTCCAGGCCCATCACATCATGTCGGTTATATCGTGCCATTTGTTTCAGCGAAAGCTGATCTCCTTTCATTGCTTTCGTCCATAAACTGAATTCTGTTTTTATTTTTTCTTCTAATTTGAAATACTTTGTGAGATAGTCCTGCTTGTATGACGGTGCTGCGAACTGACTCCTGGCGACCTTCAGCGTGTCGATGCTTTTGAACGGTGACGGCGGTTTCATCTTCTTCGATACGAATCTCCAGTTCAGCTTCCTGATGTCGAACCTGTCACCATTGTGTGCGATCACGATGTCCGCCTGGTCAAGCAGTTTCCATATTGACTTTAGTATTCGATTGTCATCATTTTGTTTTGCTTCTTCTGGCGTGACAACATCGTTTATTACTTTCTTATCATAAAGCCATTTAGCCGCCCAGCTTATAACAAACCAGTCATCAATGATATTACCGTGTGGAATTCTCTGTTTGTATAATCCCCATACATATACCTTCATCAGCGATGTTTCAATGTCGAATAATAGAATGCGTGGAAGTGAATCAGGTGCCTCTCCAACAGGTGACTGGAACTGTTTATTGCAAGTATAACATATCCATCTCTGTTGATTATTTCTTAAACCTTTCTTCGCTCCCCAACCTGAACCGCAATATGGACAGATCATCTTAAAACGGTATTTCTTTTTCCTTCTTTTCCGGTAGTGAGAACGCCAGTGATATCAGTTCCTTTGTCGGATCGTTCTTGTACGGCTTCTTCCATCCGGCGACTTTATATTCAACTCCTTCGATCTCACAGTTCCCGCTGAAGTCCGGTTGTTTATCGTTTTCCTTATCGTTGACGAATAACACGCCACGCTTTTCTGTTTCGTATTTACTCATTACTTTCCTTTTTCTTTTTTATTGACATAAATCTTTTCCAAGCCGCACGTTTACGATTGCGATTCCTTCGCCATTCAGTGTGACTTCGTTTCTTTTTTCTGTGTTTACTTATTGGCATCTATCTTCCTATCTCTAATAGAGTTCTTCATTTGTTCAATAGAATGTCGCTGTCCCATTTTATAAAAACCTTTCATTAGTTCTGATTCTATCACAACTTGATCTATTAGATTCATTTTATATCTCTTATAAATAAATTTCACTTCTCTTGATAAAAAATATCTATCATCCCATGGATGACTGTCTGATACTATTGGTTTATTAACAAGAATATCATTTATATATGACATTACATCTTGATGTAAGTAGAACCATTCCCCCATTGCTCTAAATCCTTTTAAGGTTAATTGTGTCAATATAGTATATTCCAATTTTCTATTCCCCGATATAAAACCATATAATCTGGTTTCAAAAGGAACTTGATTTTTAATTGCACTAAATCGTTTTTTGGGATTTTGACTATAACCAACTTTTAAATATTCTGGTGACGTAATAAAATATACATACCCATTTTTATCCATCTATTTTCCCCAGCCAATCATGCAGTTCCTGGACAGCCATCCAGCGACCTTTGTGTTTGAATACTAATACCGGCAGTTTACCAAGAGGACAATCACCTTCCGCCTGTTCCCACCATTTACCGAATACCAGGTTCTTGTGATTCTTTATTTCAAAGTGACAATCGTGGATCACGGAATCAATGTTGATATCTATGATGTCGCCTTTTATTGAAAGACCGCCAGAGTTCGGTGTTCTCCTGACATTTGTTCCTAATGCACGGTTGATGATCTTCGCCACTTCCAACTCACCACGCTTTCCTTTGTTACGTATGTTTACCATGCATTCCTTTCACGATATCTTCGTTGCCGTTCCATTGATGATTCGTGTTTACCGTTCCACCAACCATCTCCCCACCACCAGCCGTTATGTCCTTCAAAGAATTCATCACGGGACTTTTTGTATGCTTCACTTCTTATTCCGTTTTTAAATGGAAATTTCCAGTTCTGAACCTTTCGCCAGTCGAATTTATTATCAGTCATATTAAATATTTTATTCTTTCCATTATTAACTGAGCCACTTGTGGCACTATGGCGTTTCCGAGTCCTTTAAGTCTGTCCACCCGACTGGGAATCCCATTAGCCACTCTACCCAGTTCGGGTTCAATTGCCCACCAATTCCTTTTTCTGGTTCTACTCTGAAATCCAGTCTGTTTGTTGGATCGTTGGCTCTCTTGTGATTCGGACTCCATCCTTTGTGATCGCTTCCTGTCGGTGTCGGGAACATATTTCTCATCTTTGAACTCACTGAATATGGAATTCCTTCCTGTACTTTTGCCGCCAGATTTGGAATTGGATATTTTCTTGTTTTGTTTCCAGGATATCGTTTCTCGTAACTTGGATTCGCTCCTTGTGCCGTTGGAGTATGCCACATCTTCGGATGGAACTTCTCCGTTGATACTTGTTCTTGCAGACATCCCGGAACGTCTTTTCTGCCTATACTCTTTCGATATTCTGTTCTCTTTTTTCTCCTGTCTTTCGATGGTTGTATTTGTACTGTCCCCGGAGTAAGCCACAATCCAGATCCGTTTTCTCCTGTGCCACGCACCAACATCGTCTGCTCCCACAATCTGCCATTCCGTATCATAGCCGATCTCGGTAAGGTCTGAGAGAACACGTTCAAGTCCTCGATGAATGAGCATTGGTACGTTCTCAATGAGTGCGTATCTCGGTCGTACTTCGCTAATAATGCGGTGCATCTCTGTCCAAAGACCAGACCTCTTTCCGGTGATGCCTTCTCCTTTTCCTGCGATGGAGATGTCCTGGCACGGAAATCCGCCTGTGAGGAGATCGATGTCTTTGAAGTCGTTTCCATTTAGTTTTGTGATATCATCGTAAATCGGTACACCAGGAAAATTCTTCTGTAATACTTTCTGAGCATATTTTTCTATCTCACAGAATCCAACGATGTCCAGTAAATCGCCCCATGTCCACTTTGCAGCCAAAGCGAATCCGCCAATACCTGAGAACAGGTCAAGCATCTTAATTCTTGAAGGTGATCCAACGCCAACCGCCGGATATTCAACATCCAACACAATGGATTATTAAATAACTAATGACCACCTTCATAGACTTCCCCAACCTCATCATCCACGCTTTCAACCAGGACCACCGTACCTTTTTCCTCATCAATGAATACCTTCCTGGAATTATATCTTGGCATTATATGATCCAATGCGTTCTGGAATCCGGTGTATCGTAATTGTGTTTTTGTGTCGATCCATTCATCATTCTTCTTCTTCAGGATGATCACATTAATCTTGGTAATTCAACAGACTTTTCTCTTTCAGGTATTCTGAGAATCTCATCTTCAACCGCATATTTATATTTCATACGGGCTTGCTTCTGTAATTTCTCATCTGAAAGCATACTGATCCTTTGCTTTCCACCAAGTTCATCCAGGATATTCACGATTATTGGATTCAGGTCACGCTTACTGAATGATTTACCAACAGGTATAGCAATAACCTTGTACAGTCCATCCATCACTTCGCCAAATGATATATTATTCCCCATATTCTCTATTATGCGATGAATAGATGGGAAGTAATCACTTTGCTCGATCGCCTTGTTACAGGCTTTTTTAAACTTACCGTAATCAGTATTTCTGAACTTTATCCAATATATTTCCAATGTTTCCTTGCCAATATCCGCTGCCGGATAACAAGCGGACAGTGTAGACATTGATTCCTTGAATTGTCCAGGATTCACGATAATTCAGTTGACATTATTCGTTCCATATTTGACCTTGTTTTACTTTTTCTTTCGATCAAAGCATCTTCCCAGCTTCGATTGTTGAGATAGGTCAGCGGATTTTTGCGGTACTGAACATCCTGTGTTGTGTAGATGTAAGCAGGTAATGTATTAAATATGTCTTCCTTTTCAGACTTTTTAAGACGTTTCCACTTCTTTTCGCATTTAGCACGATTGACTTTTTTATTATACAATTCCCAAAACTCATCAAAATCGTTCAACAATTCGTTAGAATTTTGAACAAGAGTATTATCTTCACTTATGTTATCTTGTATTATGTTATCTTCTATTATATTACGTTGACACTTGTCTGACACCTGTCTGACATCTGTCTGACATCTGTCTGTCACTTGTGGAATTACTGACGATATAATACGATCTTCACGGATTGTTTGGTGTTCTTTCCATCCGGTGAGTTGGATGGATTCATCACTTTTAGCGATTAAGCCGATCTCAGCCATTCTTTCCAGGCTGTCAGTGATCTCTTTAGTTTTTACATTATCTACTGGTAGTATTTTCGCCTTGATACTCAACTCATCATTCCAGAGCCGACCTTCATCATCTGCAATAGTTACTAATCCGATAAATAATAATCTTTGCTTATTGTTTAATCGTATGAATCTCCTGTTTGTCCACATACTTTGAGCAATCATTCTTCTTTTAGCCATTAATATCCTCCTTCTTTGCTATTTTGTACGAGAGCAGGTCTGATACTTTTAAATATTTAAAGATTGATTCAATCTCTTTCAACATTCTCTGGAATCCGTCTATTGCATCCAAATGCTTAATATTTTTCCTGTATAATTTCCGAGCATTCTTTATCTCATAATTTTTTTCTACAGTTATATAATTGTATAAGTCTTTTTCTTTGTTTGTGTTTGTAGAATTGATAAACGAAATGAACTCTGTTGATCTACCCATGATGTGCTAATTCAAGCATTGATGTATTATTTTTCAATAATGTCCCATCAGGATTACAGATCAATGGAATACATTGATCCAATATCTCATCACAATTGATTATAATTAATTGTATATCATATTTATTACAGAAATCTATTTTTCTATTGGTAATTCCGCTCGTATGTACTAATTCAATCACGTGTCTAATTCCGCCTTTGTGGGTTATAGCGATATCAAAAATGCAGATTATTTTATATCCCCAATTAGACAACTCTTGATAGGATGGAGGTGTAAATTTCCACTTATAATTAGGATCATCTTCTCGCTCATCCCACAATTCGTATAATTGATCTTCATTCTTTCCTAACATAGCCATAGGATATTCTGTATAAACTCCATAACTGGGTTCATCTCTATTTGGTCTAAATTCAATTCCTGCCCAATTTGCCCATTGTTCATTTTTACTATAACAATTCTGAACAGTTTGTCTTATCCAACCTGCCAATAAATGTTTAGAAATAAAATGTTTATAACTTTCCATCTAATTTCTTCTCCGTGACTTTATTTTCAATTCATTCATAAACTTTTGGAATTCAACGATGTGCTTTTGCCATACTATCATATTCATCTTTTCCGGTTTATATAAATTTATTTTTGCCTTGCCGTCACCTTCATCAACGACTTCGATGATCCGTTCTCCGGCTGTGTTAGTGAGATTCATAGTTTGTCCAATATGTCTTGTTTTATATTTATATATCTGATCTTGTAAAGGAATCGAACATAGTCGTATTCATTCATTTCCGTTTTGGTTTTGATCCATTTATAGGAACTCATGTTTCCAGGATAGACGATGTAGTTCCACGTTTCCGGATGATAAAACGATATAAAAAAAGGCAAATCAGCACGATCTGCCATGTCCATTAATGCTTGATAGTTTGAATCTTCAAGGTTCAGTGATGATTCTCCTCGATGATGCTTGTATTCAACTAATGC